CAGAGATCTATGAGCTTGGGGTTAGTCTTCATGGTTTCTCCTGCCTGTGTGTAATGAATGGAGGTGCAGTATATACATCATTGCGAGCAGCAATCTGCATTGCTTGCTTCCATGTCGCACCACCTGCCAGTGCGCCTAGTGCAAAGCTTGACCCAGACCCTATGCCATACAGCCCATCGTCACGCAAGTAAACAGAGTAGGAATCATCTACTTGGTAGATGGTTCCATTGATTGCAAGTATAAGTTCAAAGCCAGCATCAGCATCATCTTTATCTGGAACGTAACCAGATTCTTTAACGCATTCTCTAATGCTCGGCATCACTGTTGTAATCATAAAGTGATACATGTCTTTAATGTTAGCTGGAATTGCTGGTGGTTTCCACACATGTTGTATCACATCACATGGTTGCACATCACCAGCACCTGCAATTAACCACTTACCCCGCTTGCTAATCTTAGTAACAATCGGATGCGAGAATGGTCTATTCATTGCAGTGGTGCGTGAATCGGCTGCAAGAATACAGCCATTGTCTTGTTGGATACCAATGATCGTTGTCATCGAGACCTTAATCTTGGTGGTGTCCACCGCCCACTCTTCTTACTGCGACGATTGTGAACAATCGGAGTAGAAGATTCTTTGCCTATATTTTTTTCAGCCCATGACCGAGCCTCTGGGTATGCTAAGTTCTCACGAGCCATGATGATCTGTATACCAGAACCACCAGCACTACATGCATAGCATACCCAGACACCCTTGTCCGAGTTCACTGAAGCAGACTTGCGAGAGTCATCATGCACAGGACAGAGAATTGACTTCTCGCCTTGCGGTAAGTCCAATCCATAATGATTAAAGACTGCTTCTAAGAACTCAGGCTGGTTCACTTAATACCAATTCCTTTCTTGATGGAACTTGTGTGCCTCGCACCAAGTTCCGTAACGATGAAGCACATACTTGTGTGCTTCTGATGTTTGTTTGAGTAGTGACCACTCGGGTTTGCCCCATAGCAATTGCCACGCTCCACGTGCTCCACTCGATTTGTTGTATGAGTCCACGTTGTATCGGCTTTCCTTGTATGCGATCTTCTTCGCACAACGAGCCTCTTGTTTGTCCGTTGTTACTGTGCTTATCGCAAGCTCTATCGCTGGTTCCTTGTCCATTAGCATGATGCGTTTGTCCAAGGTTAGTATCGGCGAACTTGCTTCCGCTGGCGACATTATGATAAATGTCGCTGTTGCTACGGTCATTGCAATGAACCGCATAGTTACCTCTTTTCAGTTGGTAAGTAACTGTCACCTTCTTACCTATGTCCATTGTAACCTGCCTGTTTTAGCAGATCAGCCCAGAGCCATGCGGGCATTACCGCGTATGACTCTGAGACATTTGTAGTGCCACGCTTTTTTATTAGCACCACGCCAGTCTCAGCATCAGCATGAGTCATCTCATCCGAGAGCTCTTGAAGATAGCCACTGAGAGTGATCTTCTTTTCGTTCTTACATTCTATCACTACGCCATCGATGCCATCAATGTCACCAACATCGTCGTGACGACCTGCACCATACGCTCGTTCAGCGCATGGAAATCCATAAGAGATTAGCCACTTAACTACATCTCGCTCATACTGTGAGCCTTTACGTTTACTTGGTGTTGACATAATCACTTACCAATATTTGTTCGAGGATAATGTTTCTCTTCCTTCGGATAGCCATACGTTCTCTTGGTGTCATACCGCCCCATAATCCGTGAGCTTCATGTCTTACTGCCCACTCTAAACATTGCTGCCTTACTGAACATCCAGAACAAATTGTTTTACCAAGCGCATACACTGAAATGTTTGTTTCATTATTTTCTTCCGTAAAGAAGAACTCAGTTCCCACTTCCCTGCATCGAGCTTGACTGAAGTCTGGATAATCCATTGATGAGCTCCTCTATTGGTAGTAATTGATCGGCATCCATAACCAATCGAATGCCGTAACCATAGTCATGCTTGTAATGATTTGCAAGAAATAATTCTCGTGTTGTCCAACCAAGTATTGTGAACTTACTATCTACATGTGGCAATTGTTTATCGCCAAAGAATTGAACCAATACTGCATAGTCAGATACGAATAACTCTGGTGCGTTGAAGATTAATTTATCTAGCGTTGATGTTTTGACTTGTATATTTTTTCCCAGTGATGTAGATAAGTCGTGTCCATCATCGCCACTCGGCGAAATCGATCTGTCCACTTGTAGCCCAAGTCCTTTGCCACACGCCATCTCACCCAACTGACCCATAAGATTAACCGAATACGACGAATTGTTTTTGTCAAACTTTTTGTCAACAACTTCATACTGTTTCTTATTCTCTCTTACTAGATGGATGAAACGTATTGCATCCAAGATCTCATCTAAGGTTAATTCAATATCTACTGCCATTGTCGCATTGTCCTTGCTCTTTGTAACTCGGCAGGTGAGTTATACAAAGTCATGTGGCTTGCCTCCGCTGACAACGAGATGTAACTCTCTGCTGTTGGGTCAGCTTTACCATGTCGGTTCTTCACTATGGCAACGCGATAAGCGTTTGCCTGTCCGTCTAGTGCAACACTAAGAACCAACTCTGGTAACGCTGCAACTTTACCCATTAACGCTTTACGTGGGGCAGGATAGTTAGGCTTTGACATCTTCTCGTTCTCGGATACGTGGTGCAGAACTACGAAGGCTGACTCGTATTCACGAGCCATGTAGTGGAATGCTGACATTGCATCACGCAATGCAGTCCATTCGTTGTCGCTTGTTGAAGCGACATTCATTAAGTTGTCTACAAAGATTGCTTGTGGTGCAGAGCCGTGCAGTTCTATCCAAGCTTCTATTTCTTCTTCGATGTCTTGCAACGAAGGCGACGGATCAAAGTTGAATCGAACATGCCCTGCACCATCAGCGAGTGCATCTTCCAAAAGGACTGATGCATCAGAGTCCATCATCTTCTCAACTTGTGCGACTTCTTTCTCCATAAGGATTGCCCCTGCACGAGTGGCTATTGTTCGGGAGTCAGAGTCAGCTGAGAAATAGAGTGAAGGAATCTTAGATTGAATGGCATACCACAGTGCAAGTAGTGTCTTACCGCCACCAGGTTGTGCTGCTATCAAATGCAATTGCGCTTGACGAAACACAACTTGTGATTGAGTAAGTTGAGGCAGAATCTCTGGGAGCATATGCCCAGCAGGAGATTCAACCCCCACTACTTGCAACAGTGAACGCATTGTTACTTAGCCCAGATAGTTTCTGCTTCGGTTGCACCTGGTGTGAAAGGCTTCGGTCCCTTAGCTGGGTCAAACCAACCAACGTAAGCCTTGCCAGCCTTGGAAGTGCCTTTCTTCTTGGCATACTTTCCACGACCGTCTGGTAATGCTGGTGCATCTGGATGTCCATATGTCCATTCATTACCGTAGCGATCCATGATTACTTCAATTGCTGCAGCTGTTGTCCCTGCAGTAACTGGAGTTGGATTAAGACCAGCATCTTGTAGCACCTGCACCGCTGCTGCTGAAGCAGCGAATGCACCACCTGACGCACCGCCTGAGCGGTTGTTAAGTGATTGCTGTAGTTCAGCAGCAGAAGCAATTGCTTCGACTGCTGCGGTTAGGTTAGCTCTGAATTCGCTAACACTATTACCTCGGACGGTGAATAGGTCAGTTGAATTCAACTTACCTGTATACGAGAACATAGATTCAGTCATCTAGTTCATCTCCTTTTCTTTCCCTTTGGTTAGGATTTGTAATGGGAAATCTTTACTACCCATTGCAGGACATTGTGCAGTAAAACTACACATCCTGCAAGAGTCACCAACAGATGGCGGGAACCAACCCTCCCATACTGCAGCATTCATCGCACCAAATACGTAGTCAAAATATTCCATTGTCAGATGTGACAGATCAATCAATTCATCGAGCTCGCCTTTGCGAGTCATAAAGAAGGCTCCCCACTTAGGGCGGATACCGTAGATACGTTCAATACCAGAAGCATAAAGAGCAGCTTGGATTGCACCGAACGGAGTCCTGGAACCTGTCTTGTAGTCAACGATAACGAGGTCTTCCCCTACCTCGTATATCGCATCAACAACCATACGCACTGGTGTTCCCCCGAAGTGAACATCAGCAGCCCATTCGATTCCAGGACGACCGTCGGGCATTGTTGCGATCTGCCAACCAGATTGTTTATACCAGTTATGGTATGCCTCAACCTGTTTTAGCCCATCGCTCTGCCAAAAGGGCAGATCTTCCCCATCAGGGCGCAAGGTGGTCTTGCGTCCTGCAGTCTTCCACTCCGTAGAGGGAATGCCTGTCTTCTGTTCTGTTTCCAGAACAGCATCATTAAATACCTCTAACCATTTAGAAGTCAAATCGATAGTCATCGGGGTTCCAATCTGGGTGATCTACTGGGGTTGGGGCTGTCATTGGTGAGCCACACTGGGCGCAGAACGAATCTAAGAACCACATAACTAGCTCGTAGTCTGAGAAGATTGCTCTGATAACTTGGACGTTACTTCCGCAATTGATACACTCATTGCTTGGAACGCCACGTTGGTCAATCCCCTGTGGACTGTTGTCGGTAGAGCTCATGGTTTAACCACTCCAACATTGAATGGACGGCGGAACCAGCAGCAAGATACACTGCAGGCTTTTCTGGAACCATGGCTACCTTACTCAGATAATATTTCTGAGGGCAGGACTGCCACGTAGACAGCTGACTAAAGGATCTATGAGGAGGAAGTTCATTCATACCAGAAGAATACCAGTCGTAACCAAGATTACTTGGTAACGACACACCTTTCTTTTTTACCAATAAGTGATAGGGTAGAGGGGTGGTGGGCGGGAAAGGCTCGCCATAGGGCGAGCCGATGAAAAGAATAGGAAGTTATGACATATCCAAATTGGTTTGAATCAACAGACGCAAAGGGAAACTTTGAAAGAAACCTATCGGCTTTAGCCGATAAGGAAATCAAGTGTCTACAGATTGGTGCTTATACAGGTGATGCAACCAAGTGGATGGTTAATAACATCCTTAAGCAACCACACTCATTCCTTGTAGATGTAGATACATGGGAAGGATCTGATGAACCAGTTCATTACAACATGGATTGGAAAGATGTATACAAAACATACACAGATAAAAATGCAACAGCCATCTTCGAACAAAAGGTAGTAGTAATGCAGATGACCAGCGATAGATACTTTGCTGGTATAGGCAATGAACAGATCTTTGATTTCATTTATGTCGATGGCGACCACACTGCGTTTGCTGTATTACGTGATGGGTCAAATGCGTATGACAAGCTCAAGGTGGGAGGCATCCTTGCCTTTGATGATTACACATGGAGCATGGGTAAGGGCGACTTCTATGATCCAGGGTATGCCATTGATGCACTGTGTCATTTACTTATTGGCAAGGTTGAGAAGATAGAAGACAACTCCCAACTCTGGTTAAGAAAGATTATATAAATAAAAAAAGAGGGGGACAATTAAGTCCCCCTCTCTTTCTAGCCCTACCATTCTGGTGGAGCAACTGCGAGCGCATCCAGCGTGGCTATATTGATGCACCCGACTGCTGGGATGTCATAGCGATGCTGCAACCCTTTGAGCAATTCCTGCAGGGGAGCATCTAGCCGATCATCACCAGCAACATTAAGAGCTACACGAACCTGTGTAACCAATGGCGATCTTTCTTCTGGTTGAACTAGTGGTAAATATTTTTCAATCATTGAACTGCTTGTTCGGTGTCAATTGTTTGCAATTGCACCGTGACGATTCCACCAAACCCGCCCGCATAAGTGGGAGGTGCAGACTGCTCAAACTGTATAGCACGGATAACACAGACTCTTTCTTCTCCACTTGAAAAGTCTTGGTAGAGAACTGCTCCGCCATTCTGCTCAATACGCTCGAGATAACTGATTCTCTCCCATGGGTTTGTAATTTTTGTGACACCATTTGAATCTCTTTCTTCTTCATAGCAAAGCAATGGAACAGTTATTGTTCTTGATCGTAGCGGTGCAGGTAGCGCACGGATCTGCCATGATTCCATGACAGCTCCCTTAGTAGCATCAGCCACATCTCTTGTAAAGCTAAACGTAATTTCAAAGTGATCTGCTGGTTGAACAGAACCAGATAGACCAATCTCTACTGACTGACCAATAGGTAGCGAACCAATGTTAACGGTTTGGGTTGATTGATCTACAAGCTCCATACTAATAACACCACCAGAGTTTGGTAGTGTTGATATGTTTAAGTTAACTGGTTGTTTCTTTTCTGTAGTTCCCCATCTAATCCATCCAGATTTCAAATACCCAGATGCTGCTAGATTGGTTGCATGCTCAGTCCATACACCGCTTGATGATGTAATAAATTTACGACCAGTTGTTCCAATAAAAGCTACACCGTTTACTGTGCCAGAATCAGTTGATAGATCAGATGCATACGCATAACCGTTATCTATAACGGTTGATAGGTTTACTCTCCATAATCCATTTGTTCCAGAATACTGAGTAGATCTTGTAGCATAGATATATGATTCGTCAAAGGCTATGTCTTTAACTTCACCTTCAATTGTTAACGGACCATAGGTAAACGATTGGTTATCTGTTCCAACGGTTCCAACACGTAATCCTTTTGATGTAGCAAGGACAACATACTCATTAAGGTATGTTCTTATTTGGTTTATGGTTTCACCACGTGGTAACTCAGCGATAATAGTTGGACCAACTATTGCAGCAGTTGGTGACGATGGATTAATGGTATACATTTGCACTCTAGATACAGCACCTTGTGTATAGCCAACTATGACAGCACCTGGTAGTTCTGCAATTGAATTAAATGCTAGAGATGTATTAGCAAAGGTAAACCTTATGTCTCCGTTAGCTATAGTTACAGGCGGGCTGGCTGGGTTTCTTGCCAATTCATAGACATGCATATCTACCCCATCATGCATAACACCAGCAACAATTCTATCCTTAACATAGGCAATAGATTGAACTGTTTGTGTAGTGACACCTGTCTTCTTGGAGTATAACTTAGTCACAGCTAACGCTGTGCTTACCTGATAGATACCGTCATTAGTTCCTACCAATGCAAATGTTCCATCTGATGTTAAAGTTTGTGCAGTTGTTGATGTTCCTAATGATGTTGTTGTAGTTGTTGATCCGTTATAGAATTTAACAGAACCACCAGAAATATAAAATGTCCCACTAGATACAGTTGCAGGACTAGTTGCTGCAGATGTGTTTAGGTTTGTTGTGGCTGGTAATAGTTTAATCTCGCCAAGATTCCAAGGGTTAATGTTGTTTGATTCATAGAATCTAAACTGATCGCTAGTGTCAGCGTCGTAGTATCTTTCGCCCGCACCGTTGTGCCATGATGTAGCAGAACGTAACCACCAGTTAGTAAGGGATTGTTCACCAGTAGTTGAGCTCTGGTCAATACGTTCCTTCTGGTATGTCGTAGTGATACGACTGATACGGTTGTTGTCGGAGGCAGCAGACAGCCAAGGTGTATTACCTATTGCATAAGAAGCAGCAAAGTCCTCGCGTTGGTATCTAACCAACGCTGTAGGAATACTTGTGCTAATAACAATAGGCAGGTCGCCTTTAAGATACTTGTTGGTCGTTGCCACGATTTACCCCTACTTCTTAGACGGACAGTGCTGACAGCATTTAGATGTATCTTCTGCTGGATAAGCTTTCTTTACTGGAATGGCAGCAACAGCTGCCTTAACTTGATTAATAATCTTTGGTTGATTCATCCACCAAAACCAGGGAGAAGTATCTGTAGAATCAGAGGCATTAATAGAAATATGTAGATGCTTGTTATGAGGATTACTCCCAGTGTATCGCCTGTTTCCTTGCTTAGCATATTTCTTAGACCAGATCTTGCCCTGAAAAATAAGGTATGAAACACGCTTATCTTCTTTAAGCTTTTCAAATATTTCTGCACAGTCAATACCATTGTCTGGATCATGGGTAAGGTCTGCTGCTAGCCCAGTATTGTGATCCGAATTCGGACTTTGAGTTACATGTGCTGCAGATGGAAGAAGACCATCGCTTGCTTTCTTGCGCTTTGGTTGCAGTGCCGTCGCTTGACGAAGCACAGCAAGAGCAGCAGGTGTGGCTCTCTTGACTACAGGTTTCATTATTCTCCATCTTTTTTCTCTTTTGGTTTAGACTTTAATCCGTTTCCTGCAAGAACCCCAGCAAGGGAACCAGTAAGGAATACACATAAGGTGCTGACTAGATCAATAAATGCAGCATCGTTTGGTGCTTGTTCACC